CGTTATGCTATCTCTGACAGAGTAAACTTAGACGATATGCTTACATCACGTCCAGGTGGAATTGTTCGTGTAGAAGGTGACCCAGGTTCAGGCATTATGCCTTTATCACATCCACCACTACCAGCATCATCATTCGGTATGGTTGAATACATGGACTCTATGAAAGAGAAGAGAACAGGTATCACAGCATACAATCAAGGCTTAGATGCTAATAGTCTTAACAAGACAGCTACAGGTGTAGCACAGATTATGAATGCGTCTCAACAACGTATTGAGTTAGTAGCTAGAACATTTGCAGAGACAGGTGTAAAAGAGTTATTTAAACTTGTTCATCATTTAGTTAGAACAACACTTACTAAACCAGACATTATTCGTTTACGTAACAAATGGGTAGAAGTAGACCCTAGAGAATGGAAAGCTCGTAAAGATTTATCTATCTCTGTAGGCTTAGGTGCTGGTAATAAAGACCAACAATTAGCACATCTCATGTCTATCATTACTATGCAGAAAGAAGCTATTGGCGCTGGTCTAACATCACCAGAGAAGATATACAATGCTTTAGCTAAACTTACACAGAACGCAGGATTTAAGAATCCTGAAGAGTTCTGGGTTAATCCTGCTAATAGACCAGAAGGCGAACAAGCACCAAAACAACCTGACCCTAATGAAACTCTTATTCAAGGTCAGTTAGCTATTGAACAACAAAAAGCTCAGTCTGATATGCAATTGTCTCAACAAAAAGCACAGGCACAATTAGCTCAAGAACAAGAACGTAGTAAGAATGACATCATCATTGAACGTGAAAGAATAGTAGCTCAAGCTGAATTAGAACGCTTTAAAGCACAACTTAAAGCAGAGACAGACTTAGCAATTGCACAAATTAAAGCACAATCAGGAGTAATGTATGGCTAATGAAAGACTAGCAGAAGCAGGCGCAGTTATTGTAGGTAAAGCAAGTACAGCACCAGCAGGTTCAGTATCAAGATTAGCTGGAGCAGGTGCAATAGAAGCAAATATGATAGACTATAAGACTGCATATTCTGCTCCTGTTAGCGGATTAACTGTAAAAGGCAGATTGATTAATAAGGCTAAAGGATACATTTAATTGGCTAAACCATTAGAAGAGATTAAGTTAGGTGAACAAGCTGCACAGATACTAGATAATCCTGTGTATAAAGACGCTATAGAACGTGTTAGAGAGAACATTGTCAACAGTATGACTAACAGTCCTATTGGTGATGAGAAGACCCACAACAGATTAGTAATAGCACTACAACTATTAAACCAAATTAACAAGCAACTTACTGACGTTATGCAAACAGGTAAGTTAGCATCTATCCAAACGGACAGACCTAAGTTTAAGATATTTGGGTAAGGACAAGCCCACTTAAGACTCTTCGGAGTCTTTTTTATTGTCTAATTTCAAGGAAACAAAACTATGAGTGACCAAGTCGCAGAACAGTCACCACAAAGCCGATTAGAGGCTATGCTAGGTGATAGTATTGAATCAGATGTTAAACCACCTGAAGTTCAAGAAGAAGAACAAACACCACTAGAAGCTGAGGCTGAAGATACTGAAGAAGTAGAATCAGAAGAAGCAACAGATGACCCAGATGACCAAGCTGAGGAAGAAGAACAGTCGGAAGATGAAGTTCCTGCTCTCCTTAAGTTAAAGGTTAATGGTGAAGATGTTGAGAAGCCAATAGACGAAGTCGTAGCATTAGCACAACAAGGCTTAGACTACACACAAAAGACACAACAAGTAGCAGAACAACGTAAAGAGCTAGAAGCCTATGCTGAGCAGATAAAAATGCAAGAGCAAGCCTTTCAAGAGCAAATGCAACTTAACAATGTCTTAATTGAAGATGTAGCAAAAATCACATCACTAGACCAACAACTCAACCAATATGCTAACGTGAATTGGCAAGAGTTATCTGATAGTGACTTTGTGGAGGCGCAAAAACATTTCTTTACATACAACCAACTACAGCAACAACGTAGTCAACTCGTTTCACAGTTTGAAGCCAAAAAGCAACAAGTCGTTCAACAGCAAACGCAATTGATGTCAGAAAGAATAGCAAAAGGAAAAGAAGTCTTAGCTAAAGAGATACCAGGATGGAGTCAAGAGACTACCCAGCAACTTGTATCTGTTGGCAAAGAGTATGGCTTTTCTGATGCAGAACTTAATTCAATTGTTGACCCTCGTCACGTGAAGGTATTGCATGACGCTATGCAATGGCGCAAACTACAACAAAATTCAGTTGTAAAGAAAAAGGTATCAAACGCTAAACCAGTGGTGAAACCTGGCTCTAAAGATACCAAAGCGGAAGCTAACTCTAACCACCGTAATCTACGTGAGCAATTACGTAAAACAGGTAAGGCAGATGCAGCTCAAAAACTTATAGAAAACATGCTTTAATTTAAAAGGAAACCATAATCATGGCAGTATCAGCAACCAATAGTTATACCGGTAAAGGTATAGCAGAGTCATTTGAAGATATCATTTTTGATATTTCTCCAGAAGACACACCATTGTTATCAATGGCAAAAAGAATGTCAGCAGGTCAAACTTACCATCAATGGCAAACAGACGCATTAGCAGCAGCAGCTACTAACGCTTCAGTTGAAGGTGATGACGCTTCATACGCAACATTAGCAGCAACAACAGTATTAGGTAACTATACTCAAATATCACGCAAAACAGTTCAAATTTCAAACACATATGACGTAGTACGTAAGTATGGTCGTAAGTCTGAAGTTGCTTACCAACTTATGAAAGCTGGTAAAGAAATGAAACGTGACATGGAGTATGCTATCGTTCGTAACCAAGCATCTTCAGCAGGTGGTGCAGCAACAGCAAGAACATCTGCAGGTATTGAATCTTGGATTGTAAACAGAGTATTAGCTACAGGTTCTACATCAGGTACAACTCCTGGTTTCAGCAATGGAACAGTTGCAGCACCTACAGACGGTACTTCAGTTACATTCGTTGAAGCAGACTTAAAGTCAGCTTTACAATTAGCTTGGACAGACGGTGGCGAGCCATCAACAATCCTTATGTCAGCAACTAACAAAGCACGTTTCTCTGGCTTTGCTGGTATTGCTACTAAGTTCAACAATGTTCAAGGTACAACACAAGCTACTATTACTGGTGCAGCAGACGTATACGTATCAGACTTCGGTAATCATACTGTGAAACTTGACCGTTTCATGCGTGACCAAGCTGTTCTATGTATTGACCCAGGCTATGTTGGTTTAGCTTCACTCAGACCTTTAAGCAAAGAAGAACTTGCTAAAACTGGTGACTCAACAAAATGGCTCTTAACAGCAGAATATGCTTTAGTAGTTCAAAACCCTGACGCACATGCAAAAGTGCAAAACACAGGTGCTTAGTAACTAGACGTGATATAATGGAGGGAGTTAATTCTCCCTCTGTTGTATTTATATTATGCCAATATTATTTGACCACAATAGCGTAACAGGTGTAAGTCAGTACTTTGACTATGACCCAGCTAAAGATACATACTACCTAACTAGCACACAAGACATTAGTGGCATGTTAGACAATATTAAAAAGTCTAGAGATAATCCTGAAGTTTGGAATCAAGGCGTTAAACAAGAATGGGCACACTTTGCTAGTATTCCACCTGTAGTGGAAATGCAGTTAAAGCAAAAGGGTATAGATATGTATAACCCTAACCAAACTAAAGAACTCATAAAAGAAATAAACGAAAACTATCCATATTTAAAGCTCACAACAAAGAATGGATAAAGACGAATTAAAGAAAGTACAGTTAGCAATACATGACCTCATACAAAAAGAAGAGTATGACGTAGCATTACCTATTATTAACGAAGTGTTAATGGTATATCCTAATGATGCAGCTACATTAAACTTCTTAGGTTATATATGGCTCATGGGTGAAAAACCTGCATTTGCATATCAACTATTCCGTAGAGCATTACAAGAACAACCAAGCAATAAAGCATTATGGACATCCCTAGGTCGTGCATGTCATGAAATGGATATGTTTGATGATGCTATTAAATACTTTCTAAAGTCAGCAGAACTAGACCCTAACTATGCACTAGCTTATGCTAACGCTTCTGCTTCACTTGTTCAGATGTCAAGATGGGATGATGCAGAGAAGTCTGCAAAGATGGCTCTAGAATGCAACCCTAACGAGCTACACGCACAATTAAACCTAGCTCATAGTTACCTAGCCAAAGGTGAATGGGAACAAGGTTGGAAAGAATGGGATAAGTCACTAGGTGGTAAGTTTCGTAAAGAGATAGTTTATAAAGACGAAGTTAAATGGGATGGTTCATCCGGTAAAGATTTAGTTATATATGGTGAGCAAGGTTTAGGTGATGAAATATTTTACGCATCATGTATACCAGACGCTATAGCAATTAGTAACAAAGTATATATAGAGTGCGATAAACGCTTAGAAACTATATTTAAACGTAGCTTTCCTAAAGCAGAAGTGCATGGAACACGTAAAGATGAAGATGCGGAGTGGGTAAATGATGCTACAATTAATGCAAGATGTGCAATTGGTGGAGTACCTCAGTTTTTCAGGACAACAAATAAATCTTTTCCTGGGACTCCTTTTCTAGTACCTGATACAGATAAGGTTGAAATGTGGAAAGCCATGTTTAAACCATGGGGTAAAACAGTAATAGGTATCACAACTAAAGGCGGTACGTTTAGAACTAATGCTAAAGGTAGACAACTTACAGAAGAAGACTTACAACCACTACTTAAGCGTAAAGATATACAGTTAGTTAGTTTAGATTATAGCGTAGAAAGCAAAATTGAAGGTATTAAGTACCTAGAATTAGCATCTGACGCAAAAGATTATGATGATACAGCAGCTCTTATAGCAGCTTGTGATATGGTTTTAGGGGTCAATACTACAGCTTTACATTGTAGTGCTGCTATGGGCGTTAAAACATGGTGCTTAGTACCTAAATATCACCAATGGCGTTATGCTCAAGTAAGTATGCCTTGGTATAGACACATGAGACTCATTTATCAAGACGATAGAACATGGAAAGAAGTCATTGAGCAACTTAATCTCTAACGAATATAGAGAAATGCAGACAAAACTGCATGAAGATATTAATTATGGTGTAGCAAGTGTGGGATATGCACCTTTAGTAGACTTAATCATCAAAGAAAATAAGATAAGATACTTATTAGACTACGGTGCAGGTAAATGTAGACTAAAAGATGCTATCACAGTAGATGTAAAATACACTCCATATGAGCCTAGTAATGAATTATGGTCATCTATCCCTGAACCAACAGAGTTCGTGGCTTGTATTGACGTTCTAGAGCATATAGAGCCTGAATTATTAGATAATGTACTAAACGATTTACAACGTGTCACTATGAAATTTGGATTATTTACAATACATACTGGTCCAGCAGCTAAAACTTTACCAGATGGTCGTAATGCACATCTCATTCAAGAACCACTATCATGGTGGGAAGACAAAATAAAACTAAGATTTAAAATAATTAAACAAGTAGCTATGACTAATGGTTGTATCTTCTTTGTTAAAAAAGGATAAACATGGCATTTACAAACTATACTACCTTTGTATCAACGGTAGAAAGCTATCTAGCTAGAACAGACTTAACAAGTGTTATCCCTGACTTTATTCAGATGGCACAGTTAAGAATGACTCGTGACTTACGAACAGAAGCTATGTTAAAAGTAGCTACAACTACACCTACAGATAACAAGGTAGCATTTCCTAGCGACTTCTTAGAGTTAAGAGAGATGCACTTTCAAGGTAATCCACCTATTATCTTAGAGTTTCAGTCACCTGACTTGTTCTTCCGTAATGGTCAAACATCATTATCAGGTCGTTCACATTACTTTACAATGTTAGGCACAGAGTTCCAATTTGCACCTAGTCAAAACTCTGATTACACCATTCAAATTCTATACTATGCTCAACCTACATTTATCTCTACTACAACAGCTAGTAACTTGTTCTTAGCATACTACCCAGACGCTTTACTTTACGCAACATTAGCAGAAGCAGAACCATATCTTATGAACGACCCACGTGTAGCAACATGGTCATCATTGTATGACAGAGCAATTGCTAACATTCAGAAAAGCGATTTAGGTCAAACATACGCATACACCACATTAAACGTAACACCACGATAAGGAAAATATTATGGCAGAAATGAGTAACTTTTTAGAGAACGCACTTATTAATGCAACTCTACGCAATACAACATACACATCAGTCGCAACAGTATATGTATCACTATGGACTTCAGACCCTACAGACGCAGGTAGTGGTACAGAAGTGTCAGGTGGTTCATATGCTAGAACCGCTGTCACATTTGCAGCACCATCTAACGGTGTAACTACTAACTCTGCTGACGTAACATTCCCAACAGCAACAGCTTCATGGGGAACTGTAGGTTGGATTGGTATTAATGATGCTTTAACAACAGGCAACTTACTTTACCATTCACCTTTAGACACATCTAAAACAATTGACTCTGGTGACATCTTTAAGATTTCAACAGGCAACCTTTCAGTTACATTAGCCTAAGGATAACTCATGGCGTTAGTCGTCAAGGATAGGGTACAGGAAACAACTATAACCGTAGGTACTATTTCGTTTGTACTTGCTGGTGCAGTTACTGGCTTCCAATCATTCTCTGCTATAGGTAATGGCAATACTACTTATTACGCTGTTGTAGGTGGTACAGAATGGGAAGTAGGTATTGGTACTTATACGCTAATAGGCACTGTTTTATCTCGTGATACTATTTTAGCATCTAGTAATGGTGGAAGTGCAGTCAACTTTAGT